TGTTTCTAACTTTGTAAACTGATAACTGTGTTTTCTATACGCAGTTGTCGAAGTTAACCGTCAGTACTGCATGACACAGTTATCGAAGCGAATAGTGAGTGAGATTTCTGCCATATCTGCGGTGCTATCGTAAGAGAGGTCACCGAAGCCTGCTGTTGTGCAGAAAGCTCCTTTGATATCCCAGAGTTGAATAACTGTACCTACTGGATCAAGCATTTTGAGTTGAATGTCACGTTTATAGAAGTCTGGATAACCAGCACGACCTGAGACTGATTCAAAGCAAAGGCGAACCCATTCCATGACTTGTTGTGCGCCGGATGGAGCGATTGGATCGTGTAGTGTTACAGCAAGAGTACCGAAAGTTGTTTTACCGGCAACGTATCGTGTGCTGTTAATCCAGTTGATTGTTACTTCTTCGGTGGTGATTTCTGGTCTTGCGGCTGTTTTTACCAAGAATGCGTCAATGCCTTCGATAGCGAAGACGAACTGACGTTTCATCATTGGTGTAAACTTGGCCGGAAGCATTTCTGTGACTGATAGTGTTTGTGCCATTTTAGTTAACTCCTAGTTTGCTTATCTAGTAAATATGAAACTTTATTGTTTTTAGTAATGAGGAGGTAGTATTTTTTACCCGACAAAACTATCTCTATTGGTTACAAAGAAATCGATTGTGAAGAACTCTAGGGATGTGGTTGGGATTAGAAAAATTTTGCCACGAAGAGTTTTGTTATCCAGATCTGCTTGTGTTGTAGTTGTTGCATCAATAACAACCTTGTATTTTTCTACGCCGCCCGCAGCTTGGTAACGTGCCATGATAGGTTGAACCGCAGCATTGAATGCGGCAAGTGTTGATTGCTGTGCTGGTTCAAACAAGAAGCGTGTTGCTACTTGACGTACATCACGACGGATTGCGATCAAGAGTCTTCTTACGTTAACTCTGTTAAGCAAACTGTCTTTGTTGAGTAGAGTTTTTTGGCCCCACACAACTGGACCAACACCTTGTTTAGAAAGTAGAAGGTTCAGTCTTGCCACATAAAGGGTGTCAGAGTTGGCTTGATTGAGAGCAACGGCAAAGTCTGTTACATTTAATAGTGTGCCTCTTGTAAAGCCTGCTGGGGCGTTGAATGGTTGACCAACTGTATCGTTTTTAGCATATGCACCAAGAACTGCAACAGAAGGTGGCATCTTTTCATAAACGACTCCACTTGGTCCAACGATGTTTACATCTGGAAAGTAAGTTGCTGCAAAGCTGCTATTAACTGCACGATCAACGAAAGCTTGTGCTGTTTGTGAAACGTTAACAGATTCATATGAACCTGTGATAGATGTACCATTTACATCATATTGTTCTGGGTCCATGATATAGAAACAGTCAAATCTATCGTTTTCTACAGCGTTGATTGCTGTATCTGTTACGTAACGAACACGAACACCGGGGATTGTTAGAAGTTGAATGCTTACATCATTTACATCAGAGATAATGTCGATTGCTTTTATATAGCTTTTAACTGTTGGACCATTTGTTAGGCCACGAGTTGTTTGTGTGATTTCTTGTGATACAGCGGCATTTGTAAGGTAACGTGCATCTGAGTTAAAGATTCTGGTACCATCAAACCCACGTTCTAGATAAAAGCTAAACTTGGCAAGTTTTTGCAAAGCAGCATTTTCTACAAGGTCATTAACTGACAACGCTCTTGTTTTTGTTGCTTCGTCAGCTGCGATACCACCACCACGCACATAACTCCAGCTTAGTAGTGCTGTTGCACTTGTGTTTGGACGATCACCAGAACCCGTGACAATCTTAACTTTTTCTAGAGAGAAAAGGTTTTTGTTGAAAAGATCGGAGTCAATGATGCCGTTTGCTGTGGTTGTTGCTGCTCCAGCATTATCGAATACTGCTGGTTGTACATTTGTTGAACCAGTAAGGTTTGGAAAATATCTGCTGTATCCAAGCAAGCTTGGGTTGAAGATTGAGCTACCGTTTGGATCGCTAACGCTTGTTACGTTTTGGAACTGCACGCCCCAGCAAAGATTTGTATCAACACCAGAAGAAGCTGCAAGTTTCTTAAGGTTTAAACGCATTGGAACAGGTGGTTGTGATGCATTATAAAGAGGTACTCCACCACCAGAACCACCAGCAAGACTTGAGTAATATGGATAAGCTGGGGCTAGTAAATCGCCTTGTTTGATGTTGTAGAGCGAGCTTGAACCTTGGGTTACAAGATGTTGCGGTCCACGAAAACCGAATGGGATTGCTGATGGATCGATTTCACCTGCATCAACTGCATCAGCCACTTCAACACGAACATAACGTGAGTTGTTTGTATATGATCCATCAGTTGTTACTTTTTGTGAAGCAACATCTGTGTCAAAGTTAAAGAAGGTGTTTGTGTTACCGATTTTTCTTGCAATATAGTTTGGTGACGTTGGATCGAGCGAGCAGTTTGTAAAGGCTTCCAAAGCACCATCACTATCCAACGCATTCATTGCTTTAACGAGCACTGTAAACACACCATATGGTTGTGTTCCTGTTCCTGGTTGAATATTGATTATAGTGATTTTTACATCACCATTGCTTGCTTCACCATCTGAAAGATGATAGAACTTGAACAAGTTTTGTGGTACTCCACCAAATCCTTGAGAGATAACCCAAGGAGAGAACGAATGACCATATCGATCTTCGAAGCCTTCAAAGTTTGGTGTAATGCTTGAACCGACATTTGATGTGTGAGTTGCATTTGAACCAGAAGAAGGAACAAGGAACGCAATGTTTTGTTTTGTTCCGTATGCAGAACCAGAAGCAGCTACGATTACACCAGAACCGGTTGGTACTGCAAGAGCAGAATAAACATCAAAGTTTGCATACAGCAAGTGTCCGGCTTCTTGTGTTTTAAGTGGATCGGTATTGAATACACTGTAGAAATAGTTAACAGCTTGTGGATCGAAACTTGCTGTGATTACGTTTGGATAGCGTATATCTGTTCCCTTGTGACCGTTAAGAAGTACTACAAAGCTTTGTTGTCCAGAAGCTAGTTCAACTGAACCAGTAAACGCACCAGAGAAACTTGATTCTGTTGCAGCAAAACTTGAAGCTGGTGCGGCAGAAGGAGCAGCTGCTGAAGATAAACGAAGAACAACACCCGATGGAGCAAACAAAACACCACGAATGATTGGTACAGCTGTTGTACTTACTTGCAACCCAGCATCAGAAAGATATGTTGATCCTACTGATTCGCTCATAAAGCAACCAAGCATATACACGGAACCAGTTACGCCGGTTGCGTTTGCATATGGGTTATTACCTAATCCTCCACCGCTAGCTTCCACAGGTTGTTGAGCACCAGCAACAAACCCTGCATCTGTCACGGTTCCGTTAGCATTTCGTTCTAAACCTTGTCCGACACCAAGAGCTCTTACTTGCATGAGTGGTACGCCTGTGTTACCAAACCATTCCCTTGCAGAAAGATTTCCTAGTGGTGTGTTGTCATTTACTCCACCAAATACAGACACATATTGTGATAGTGTTGTAACCATGGTAGGTACAAATGCTGGTCCTTTCACAGTTGTTGAAATCACCATTGCAGGTACACCAGAAGGTGACACTGTTTTTGGTTGACTGATATCAAATTCTCTTGCTTCTGTGCCGGGGCTTAGTAGTGCCATGTTTTATCTCCGTATATCAAACGTTATCGATAAATAGAAGAATAAAAAAAAACTGCTACCTTTCAGCAGCAGTTTTTTTGTTCAGCAAATATACTTTTATATTCGATTAAGGATTAAAATGTCACAAAATCCCTGTTCCACTGGGTAGAACAACGAAGTCCATAACAACATATTCAATTGCTCTTGTTGGAAGCACTCTGATTTGAGCATTCATACGGTTGCTATTTACATCTTCTGGTGAGTTATTGCGATCATCACAGATTATTGCAAACTGTTCGATACCTTGTTGAAGTTGAACAGTTGCAAGTACCAAAGAAGATTCTGTAACGAAGCGTGTACGAAGTGCTGGAGTGTTTTGTTCAAAGATCAAGCGATTGCCGATTGCAACAATTTGACGCTTGATTTCGAGAACCATGCGTTTAACGTTGATTGATTCCAAAGCACTCTCAGCTTGTTGCAGAGTATTTTGTGAGAAGAACACGTAGTTGGCACCGGGGAACTTCACGATTGGGTTAATGTTGGCATCATAAAGTGTGTTACGATCTGTTTGGTTGATTCTAATAGATGTTAGAAGCACAAAGTTTAGAGAACCACGATCAAACCCTGCTGGAGCAAACCATGGGAACTTAACACGGTCGTTGTAGCTTAGTGCAGAAACCGCAGCGATAGAAGCTGGGAGTTGCACACGGCGAGTGTTTACTGTGTCGTCGATAACGATATTTGGGAAGTAAGCAGCTCCAGCATTGTTATCTAGTGAACGATTAATGAATGCGTTTGTTGTTTTACCGACAGAGATAAACTTGTTTGATTCACCATCAAAAATACGAACGCTATCTTTGTCATATGGTTGAATATCCAAAAGATAGAAACTCAAGCCGTATGCTAGGTTTTTCTCTAGAGCGTAGTTTGTTACTAGTGGATCACGTTGGCCGGGAGCCACAAGAATATTGTTGTTTGCAATGTTTGGGTTGGTTGCAATATCAAGAGCTGTACGATATGCAACAACGTTTTGATTTGCAGAACCTACACCTGTGTAGTTTGTTGCTGTTGGAGCGCCGGGAGAAACATAACTTGAATTTGCAAGACCATAAATACCACTTGTACCAGCTTCGGTAGAAGTTGATTGGTCAGCGAATCTAGCAGCTTGCTTGTCGAAGATGTTTACGCCGTCCCAGCCACCTTGCATGAATGTGGTAAACTTAGCATAGTTTGAGAAGTTGTTGAACTGTACTGCACTGCCACTGTTTAATAGCGATGCAAAAGTTAAACGGTTGCTAAAGTTTGTTGCAGCATATGTTGCTGGATCGATTGCAGCATTACGAAGATATGCAGCTGACTTCATTAGAGTTGGCACATCTGTTGAGGCAACTGTTGCCATTGAGGTTACATTCAAAGCAACTCTTGCAAGAGAGAACTTGTTATCGTTAAGAATGTCAGAAGCGGAACCTGTGGTTAGTACTTCTTGTTTTTCAATACCAGAAAATTTGGCAAAGTTTTCAACGATTGGATTAATCTCAGCATTAACGTTTGTATTTAGAACGTTATTGTTGTTGCGTTCGAACTTAACACCCCAATATAGGCGGCCATCAAGCACTGTTTGTGTGCCGGGAGCACCGAAGGTTGTACCAGTGTTTGCAAGTGGGTTGCGTGTAATGGTAAAACGAAATGGCACTGGAGGAACAATAGAGCCTGACAGAAGAGCGCCACCACCAACAGTACTGGAAGAAACACCTGTGATGCGTGATAGAGTTGGTGCTACTGTACCAACTTGGTCAGTTAAACCAACGTTGGTAAGAAGCATTTTGTGACCACGGAAACCGAATGGAAGAGCTAGTTCTGGCACTTCATCGCTTTCTAGTTGTGAGCTTGGAACAACACGAATAAATTTGCTGCGGTTACCATACTTGCCAAGAATAATAAGACCACGGTCATCTGAATCAATTTCATCAAAGTTAAACTTTGTGCGTTTATCACCTATTGCTCTAACCACATAGTTTGCACTGTTTGGATCAAGGGAAAGATTGTTAAACTGTTCTAGGATTTGTGGTTCTGCATCGGTATCGTTAAACGCTCTAATAGAGAGTGTAAATGAACCATACTTGACAGCTGGATTAGTCGAAGCTTGTAGGTTTGAAATGCTTACCTTGTATTTGGAGTTAGCATATTCACCATCGTCACGACTTTCTACGTAGAAAAGATCATATTCAATTCCACCAAAAGGTTGCGAGATAAAGAATGGTGTTTTCGGTGCGGTGTAGCGTGTGTTGAAATAACCAAATGCTTCACCAAAGGTGTGACTTAAACTGTTTGTGTTGCTTGAACCAGAAAGAATTGCAACTGTTACAACAGAGTTGCTTGACGATAGTGTTGCAACCTCTGAGTCAACAGAACAATCTAGATAAAGAAGATGCTTCTTTGATGCAAAATCTTCTGGGTTGGTATTAAGGATTTTGCCAACATATTGTGTTGAGGTTGGATCTAAAGAAGCAGAGAAAATCTTAAGACCAGCTACGCTGTCATCAGATGCAAAGCTAGAGCCTGCTGAACATGACAAAACAAGTTTGAATAGACCAGCCATTGGTCCTTCTGTACCTACTTGTGCAGCTTCGTTTGTACCACCACCAGCAGTAGCTAGTGTGTTGCTATAAACACCACCAGAGTCTACTGCGCCACTTAATACCAAGAAACGTGAGTCTGGGGTAGTAAACAACACCGCACGAACAAGATTTACTGTGTCGTTGTCTGGTGTAAAACCACTAACTGTATAGCTAGAGTTATTGGTGAAGTCTGGCATACCAAACACTTCATTTGGTTGTACAAAGTGTTTGCCGACAAGAAATTGTACACGGCCTTGAAGAGCCCCGGAAGCGAATGTTGTGCCATTGCCAACAACTCGCATACCAGCATTTGTTACAGTGCCTTCTGTTTCTGTTGTTGATATATCGACCGAGCTACTGTTAGCCCCGCCTCCAAGAACACGAATATAGTTAACTGAAGCAAGTTCGCTTCCTTTTGCATCCAAAAATGCTTTTACCCCATACATTCCAGCAAATTTTGGATTTACGTTACCAAACTTGTTTGCAAAGTCAGTGTAACTTCCAAGAGTTACAGGTACGAAGGCTGGACCTTTTTCTGCGCCACCAATAACGGTTGTAGGAGTACCACCTACAGGAATAGTGCGTTCGGTTAAATCAAACTCACGGTCAAAGTAGTTCGGTGCTTTTAATACTATTTCTGGCATAATGTTTCCTCACTTTACGGTTGTGAAAGTTCTACGGCATAAATAGATACAGAAAACCTGTTTGCCTATGTTCATTTATTGTCAACAAAGAAATCAAACAAAGCTTGTTGATCAGAAGCGGTATATATAGTCTCACCTTGCTTTTGATTGTTAGCCATCTGCTTTACATACTTTGTTTGCTTGATGTTTTGATTGTTTGGATCACGATAAGTTCGCTCAAAAACAAGTTTTTCTTGATCGGTTGGCTTTTGTTTGGTTGCTGGATCTTGCTCAATATCAGTTAGAATAAAAGGATTTTCTTTTGTAAAATCGTTTTTGGTTTCGTTGTATCTATCGATATCAGGTTGTTGCAGCACGTTTCCTTCAGCAACATATGTTTCAAATGATATGTTGACGTTTGAAAGATAACGCTTAAATGGAACTCTTTGGCCGGGAGCGTTTGGTGCCAGCAAATAACCTCTTACACTTATGTTGCAACTGTACTTAATCAAACGTTCTTGATCGGTAATATCATCAAAGTTATCTTGAGCTGTTAATCCACTGTCAACAGTTGCAGAAAACCAATAACCTTTTTCAGACTTTAAGTAAAAACCTTTGCCGGGAACAATCTGGCTAGCCAACATCGTTTCCAAAATATAGTTCATGTGTTGTGTATAGTTGGTCCAAAACACAACTTCATACGTCACCGTAAAAAACTGAGGAAAAGGTATTGCAATAATCTCGTATATGTGATCGGCTCTTAAGCGTTTTGTTCTATCATCTAACAGCATTCCTTCACGTACAGATGGATCGTTTTCGTTTTCACCTTTATTTCCTCTCAAGGTGTCTGGAGGATTTGGTACATTCTTTAAAAGCAATCGATTAATCAATGACTGATAATCTTTATCAGATTCATCCAATCTACGTTTGATTGTTAGCTCACCAACAAAAGTGTCACCAGAAGCCTGTTCAATCGTCGTTCTACGGATTGATATAGCTGGGAGCAGCAGAACTCCGTTCCTGTCTCTAAAAGGCTTTAAACGCTTTGCAAGAGCGAATCTTTCACCTGTTGCTAAGATCACAAAAGGTTTCTTGAGATTGATTTCTTTTTCGTAGCTTGTGTTGATTTGATATGTTCGAAATGGAATATCTTTATCAAACAATGAATGCATTGCTGCATCTACATCTTCTATACCACAAGAAGGTATATAAAACGTAGAAGGATCATTGTTTTGAAGATCGTAGCCAGTATCTAGCTGTTCTTTGCCTTCTAAATAAGGAACATTAAAACGTGTTGTCATGCTGTATAACTAGACAACATCATTCATCATATATTCCTTTTTTAGCAGGCAATGGATCGTTGTTAAAGCTTGGTGTTTTACCTTCAATAAAATCACCTTCTTCTCCTACGTTTGGTTCAACTTTGCGTTGACCGGTACCAAGAGCAATAGGAGCCATGTCGTGTCCAAGACGCTCTCTCATCTCACGAACATCTCCTGTTTGCTTGCCATCATCTGTTAATGGTAAACCACGTTGTTGTTCAAAAACAGTTTGAATGTCTTCTGGAGCAAGACTTGGATTTGGAAGGTTTGGTACGTCGATTTGATTAAGTCTTGCGCTGCGTGCTGTAATCTTCCATGCAGTGTTATATTCAGCCAAACCAAAGATATTCTTGCCAGCATTCACAACAGTAAGAACCTCGTACAAGATATCATCATAAGAAAAGAAATCGCCTTCGCTTAACACAATACCTTTGTCTTGTAAATCTTTGTATTGAACCAACACTTCGATCTTGGCTTCAATGTCTGGTCCAAAGTTTGTTGTTTTGCTTGAGTATTCTGGGATTCCTACAAGAGCAGGAATCGATATAGGATTCTCAAAAATCTTTTGCACAGACTCGTTGTATATCTTGTGAACAGAACTTTTAATGGAAGACACAGGAAAATAGTTTATTGTTTGACCTGCAACATCCTTTATAAACTCCTTCGTTAAGTCGTTTATGAACTGTACTTCTCTTAAACCGATAAAAAGCCTAGAAATATAGCTACCCGCCTTTTCTTTGTTTATTTAATCTCCAAACAAGATGCCATAAAGAAACACATGGTTTTCTTCTAGTGGTCTAGGAACATCGGGACGAGCAGTAACAGAAGCTAAAGTTGCTGATGGTTTTTGTGGAAATTTACCATCGTAAGCTATTCTGCCAGCGTTACTTAGAATGTTGATTGCTTCTTTTGAGTCTGCAATGTATGTGTAGTTAACTTTGCTAGCTTTTTCTAGTTTATACTTGTCAGCTCTTTCCTTTGCCGCAACAGGATCTTTGTCGTATTCTTCATCATCTTGTTCGTTTGCATCAGGCTTCTTGCCTCTAAGAAGAGGATTCCATTTATGAGATTCTCTTGAATATTCTTTTCTTTCAAGATTTTTGTCATCTTCTTTTTCATTGTAAACACCAGAAGAAGCCAAGTTGCAATCATCACTTCTTGTAGGTGTTTTTGGATCGTATACATCGTCAAGCTGCTTGGTTTTGTTAATCTCGGGATCATTCCAAAGCTTGTTCCATGTTGCAACAGCATCACCAGAACTTTTGATTCTGTCAGCTATCAAACCTTTATCTTTAGCAAAGTGCATTGCAACGTAATAAAGAAGTCTGCCCCAGCCACCACCGGGAGGATCTACAACAACATATTCAACAACATATGAACCATTGCATGAACCTTTTGCTTTATCTGCTTGCCCTGACGAAGTTGCCAACCTTGCAATCAACTCACCTTTTATTTTTTCAACCTTTGTTGGCTTTGTTGTATCTCTATACATTACATCAGTTAGACTAACGCTTTGAAGCGATTCGTTTTTGTAACGATATGTTATAAAAATTAAATCATTGTCAATGTGTTCCACATCAAGGTAAAGGTTGCTTGGAGTTTCGTTAACAAGTTTTGTGGCTAGTTGTGTTGCTATTGTTGTCATGTTGTTAAATAGAGATATACGGCTATTTCACAAAAACAAGCTTTTTACAAGAGGCATAAGATTCAAAGAATTAATTTCCGATTGCACGTCTTTGCGCTGGTGTACGAGCAGCTGGGCGAATCTCTCCAGATGGTGAACTTTCTTTACTCATAAGATCAAGCAGAATGGTTGCAACATCTTTCTTTATTTCAGCTTGACGCTTTTTGTATTCATCTGGGTCTGTGACACGTAAGTTTTCAATATCATTAAGCATTCGTGTTTTAACTTTTTCATCAAAACCAGCAAAACTTAACATTGCTTGCAAATTCATCTCTGTCAAAACTTGTTTGATAATGGTTTTAAGTGATTCTCTTAATACTTTTTTCACAACATCTTATCCTTTGCTTTAAATAGCTTGTTTGTGGTTTAATTCGCACACAAGTAAGGAGGTAACGTTTTACACTATTCTATAAATAGCTTCCAACCTTTTACTTCGGTTAACTTACCAGAATAAAGCTTGTAAAGAGAACTTGAATCTAAACCATGCTCTTTGGCAAACGCATTCAAACTACGAATATCTGAATAAACTCTTCCATCTGGTGATATCAAAGGAGCTTTGACTGGTATACTTTGTGCTTGTTTTTCGTTATATGCTTTGATGTTCTCTATAGACTTTTTATCCATCATCGCTTTATACTCAGCATCATTCTTGTATCTCTCGTTTAGATTCTCAGCTTTCTTTTTTGCGATATCAACATAAGTTTGTCGAAGCTTTGTATCTTCTTTCATTCGTTTCCTAAAAGTGTCTCTTCCTTTGGGTTGAGATACCTTTAAGGCTTCTATAATCTTTTCTGTTTCTGTGGTACTGTTTGTCATGCGCTCAGACATACGTTGCGAAGCAGCGGCACGTCGTTCTTCATTGTTTTCCCATGAACGAATGCGACCCTCTTGATGACGCTTGGCTGTCTCTGGGTCTGATAGCGCACTCTTTATAGAGTTGCGTATACTTGCTGCTTTCTCTGGGTCTTGCCACCTCTTTTTTGTGGCCGCAGATATCTTGCGTTTTGTTTCTTCTGGGTTTTTGCTTGGATAGCCTTCCCGTGAGATAGCTTTGCTGCAAAGATTATAACACATATCACCGGAATCGTAATGCTGCTTGATATAGCCTTCTTCAATCAGCAAACGTTCTTCTTTACTCTTACCTTCTGTAACCTCAATAACTTCAAACACAAAAGCTTCTTCTCCGCACTTGTTAAAATCAGCTTGAAGAAACTTATTATTGTGTTTTTGACTACGAAGAGATGATGAATGTTGACTCCAACGAACCTTGAAAAGTTTCGCAGAACCAATATAAATCCTACCATTTATCTTGTTTGTGATTTTATAGATTCCAGATTTAAGTGAATGGCCATCGTATTTGTATTCCATATGTTACCTCTCCTAATAGTATATAGTAAGGAGGTAACGTTTTACAAGTCAACTTGTAAAAATTGCGTATTTAGGAGGCATTGGAATAAACGCTAGTTGTTTTACAGCGTTTTCTGCTTTGGCTGCTTCACGTTCTGCAATCTTGTCATAAGTTAAGTTGTCCAAAGTTTCCTTAAGAGAAGTCATAAGTTTTTCTTTGTCTTCTTTGCCGCTAGTAACTAAATCCTCACCGTTAAGAGTAAGATCAGCACCGGGAATGGGCATACTCTTAAACTTGCTTCTGATACGTCCAAGCTGGATGGTACAAAGAGCTAAAGTCATTTGAGCAATCCAGTTTCTGCACCACATATTCAAGCTGTTATAGTTTAATGGACCAAAGGGAGCGGTAAATGGACCGTTAACACCATAGATTTTATCTTGTTCATATGCTCCAGCAGAACCAGAACCAACAGGAGAATAAGCGGAGCCACTGTTAACAATAGTGTTTGCTAGAGTTGGAAAAGGTTGTCTTGTAAATCTAACACGAATCCAAACACGGTTGTTATAACCGGGAACAAGACTGTTTGGTGTTGGATATATTCTTATACTACGGCCAGAAATCTTGTAGCTATAATGTGAACGACGAACTCTTTGAGCAGCTTCCAACATTCCAGCTCTTAACACATCTTCAAACAATGGAAGAACATAAAAGCGTGTGTCTGGAATATATGATTCGACAGGAAGACCTGTTGCAACAAAATTCGAAGCAAGGTTTGAGTTAAACACATATTGAACGGGTGCATTGTGAAATACTTCAACAACTTGCATACTTCCCACAGAACCACTTGGTTGCAAGTTCCATACTGGAGTACCATCTTCGTCAACAAGATCTGTATAAAGGTCATACTCTTGTTTGGTATTAACCATTGTGATATAACCAAGATATGTTTGTTCGTCTTGAGCATAACCAACAACGCCTGCGTATGGTGCAGCTAGAGTTAGTAGATACTCCAAGTTTGGTTGCACGTACATATCTGTAACATTAATAGAAGGATTGCCGTTGGCATCGATGCTGCCTGTTGGAGAGCCAAGTAGATTAGAAAGATTGGATACGTTTTGGTATTCAATCATTTTGCCATTAAACTCACGGGTAGCTTGCTCGAAGTTATCCCAGATTTGACGTTTGGTTAGTTCAACAGATAAAACGTCTTCACCAAGAAATCTAAGAACAAAGGTAACCATATTGTCAGCGTCTTGCTGAAACAACTGATATTTATCATAGAAACCAAAAGAAGTTGGATGAAGTGTCGTTAAAAAAGTTGACATTATAACAAATAAGTATTATGGCAACATCTAACATCACTCAAAGAAGTTGTAACGTTGGTGACAAGAAGATAAGATCATGAAACAAGAGTTAAAATATATTATCAAATCGATAATCTTTGAAGAACTTGGGGTTGTGTCAACACGCACTGGAATGAGAACGTTACGTGTGTTCGATTTTGATGATACTTTAGCAAAAACAAACTCAAGAGTTTGGGTAACAGAGTTCGATAAAGATTCTGGAAAACAACTTGAAGAGGAGTACCCAATCACTCCGGCAGAGTATGCCGTGTTTAAAACAAACGTTGCTAGCAAACACCCAGAAAAAGAATACAAGTACGATTATCGTGAGTTCGAGGAAGTTATCAATCCAAAAATTATTGACTTTACATTTGATATACTTCGCAATGTTGTAAGAAAACTAAGAGAAGATTCCTCATCTCCAGCTGTTATTCTAACAGCAAGAGGTCATAATGCAAATAAAAACATTGCCAACTTCTTACGGTCATTTGATATCGATATTCCTGTTATAACACTTGAAAAATCAGTACCAGAACTTAAAAGCAACTGGATAAAGGATACGATGTTGTCTCATAATATTCCTCATATCGAGTTCTTTGATGACAGCCCTTTAAACGTCGAAGCTGTTGTAAACTTAAACAACGATCTAGATCTTAAATCAAAGTTTGGTACCAATCTAAGAGTTCGCTCCAGAATAATCAAAGCACCTTGATAAAAACACAAAGGGCTTGCATAATGCAAGCCCTTTGCTTATCGACCACGTTATTTGATCAGCGTCTACGACCTGCTCTAACACCACGTTGATAACCTGCACGAAATGCCTTGGTAACGGCTTCATGAAGAGCAGCTTCTTCCATGTCATCCACACCTACATCTTCTTGCTTCATTTCGTCCATTGCTTCTTCAGCAGCTTCACGAATCAATGCCTTGAGTTGTTTTACTGTAACCTTCATTATACATTCTCCTTCGGCAACATTAGCCATGCCTATAAGTAATATACTATTTCGAAACTTTCTGTAAACTCATTACTTTCATGATTTTTGTTGCTGTGCCGTATATCGCAGCATCATTGTCACCATAACGTGGCTTAAGTTCTTTTTTGATAATCTTTTCTATTTCAGGTGGAAAATGAATTTTGCCCTTACGCTTTTTCTTCTCCGAAATAAAATGCTCTTTTAACAACAACATGATGCATTCATATAGTACAGACTCTTTTGCAGTTTTCTTAACTGATTTTGTTTTCTTAGCCGCTTCTTTTGCCGCTTGCTCTTCAGCAAGTTTTTCACCAGCTTGCTTAAACATGTCCATAATCTTTTTTGCGTCTTTTTGAATAGCAGGAACATTTGGAAGCATTGCTTTGAAACCACCAAAATCATCGTTCTCTAAAGCCTGTCTTGCAGCTGTTCCAGAAATACGCTCTCCGCCGTCACCACCCATAATAACAGTTGTTGGTTCAACCTTTATTCTTCCCTTTTCAGATAATTCTGGAAAGGTTCTTTTTATGGTTTCTGGTCTAAATCTATCTAAATCATCTGGTCCAGCAAACAAGTAAACATAAGCGTTGCTGTTTGTTTGCTCTTCTATTAACTTATAAACGTCTGTTACTGGGGAACCAGAAGAAACAATAAGGTTGATACCTTGAGCTTCTAATGCTGGCTTGATGTATTTTTCAAGATACACTTTTGATGCTTGACCGCTTAATGGAAACTCGTTTGGACGAACTCTATCACTTGCTGATGCAATAACATTCAATTCATCAACAAGTTCTCTTGTAGCCAAAATACTTTCATAATGTCCACGATGAAAAGGCTTAAAAGACCCCGGATAATATCCAATTTTTAGTTTTTCTTTCACTGTTTCTTCTTTTACATATTGTTTAGCATGAGCTACCGAAAACCCACCGCCTCTTCTGACTAGTTTGAAAAGTCCATGAGAACTTTTAGCAACATAACCTTCACCACCAGCAGTATCTCCAATAAAAGATTTAACAGCTGTGTTTTGCTGGTCAAACTGTGACACAATTTTGTTTTTCAATGTTTCAATACTTTTAACAATCTCAAACAGTGCTTTGAAGTTACTTGATTTTTCACTCACATAAGCCAGTAAGTTGCTAACTTTTTGTTTTGACAGTTTTGGATTGCTGCTAGCCCAGTTAGAAAAATCATCAACAGAAACTGAAGAAAAATTTCCTGCTGATGCATTTGCATAAGAGTAAAGAACTTCCGGTAAATCTTTAATCTTTTTTGCTGTTAAAACTTGTTCTTGAAATATTGAATCAATTTTTGCTGTGCTAGCTTCAACTTTTGATTGAAGTTTTTCTGCAAGCTTAACCATATCCATTTCAAACTTTGGAGTTTCATTAACAAACACTGGAGAAAAGATTAACACTGTTCCAGCAAGCAAACCACCAGAAGACAAACTGCCATTAAAGTAGCTTGTTAATTCTTCAAGAGACTCTTCCACAACATTACCGCTTGAATCCTCTCTCATGATTCCATGAAGAACAATTCCAACATTACTTTGTTTTATCTTGTCACCTAGCTCTGTTTTAACAGGAACTTTGTATGTGACAACGTTTGGCTTAAACTCAAACTCGTTTCCAACAATCTTTGGTTTGCTCATATAAAGCAAATCACCTTTAAAGAATACTCCTTCATCGGGTTGCTTGTTGATTTTTTTAAGTGCTTGTTTGAATGGAACAAATATGTTTCTCATATCCAAAGCAAATTGTGAATAATCTTTGTCAGCTTTTTCTCCACGAGCTTTAATCATACTTTCAAGTTCATCTGGAGATTCTGTTCTTCCCTTGTAACTCTTAACGCTAAATCCACCTTTGTCCGTTAGAATAAATTTACCTTCCTTATCCACTCCAAACACGATTGCAGGCGATCCATCCCATTTGATAGTAGTTGTGCTGGTTGCGTTCTCCGCAAGCTCTAATAAGCCGTTTACAGCCTTCTGAGCACCTACAGAACCTTCCCAGTAAATCATGTCTTCTGGATGTTGTATTCTTGTTTCTAAAGCTTCTTTTAATAGTTTTGTTATGGGTGGTGCAGCAAAAGATTTGTTGGTTGCAAAAGTTTGATTTGCATTGCTAACAAGTTCATCAAAATTATTCCGATTTTTTATTGCATTTACAATACTTTCAACGTTTGAAAGATCAGAACCTTTAAATCCTTTACCTAAAAGAATACTTGCGACTTCCTCTGGATTCTTTGATATTGAATCGTTTGATGCTCGATCAACAAGTCCTTCTGTGTGTGACCACTTAAGACCTTCTGGGTATTCTGGTGTTTTTGTTGCTTTCGCAATGCTTGCAAGTAAAACGTGTTTGTGTTTGCCAGAATACTCAGAATGTTCAACACCACCTTGCATTGAAAACTTTAACCACTCTGGACTGCCAAACATAAAGTCTGTTTGAACAAATCCATTGCTACTATCTCCCTTGATTGGTGTTTTAAAGTGTACGTTGATGCCACCTTTTTTAACGTCGTCTTTTGTAGTTCCCTCAATACCCAACAACTTTGATATCAATTCTTCTTTTGATATTGAGCTTTCATCCACTGCAATATCAAGGTCACCACTTGTTGCTTTTCTTCCCGTGGTTCCAAGAGTGTTACTAACAAGGTCAAGACCAAGATTGCCTTCCAACCAACGAAGAGTTGGCTCAACATCATCCCTGTTGATTCTTTGTGTGAAAACTTCTCCTGTTTTCTTGTCCTTAAAAATATTGCCACCCTCATTTAACACCATACAACACTCCTGTTTTCTAAATAGTTCGATTAAGCTAACTTGAGCAATCGCTTTGAACAATGATTCTGGCTTGATATATATATATAATCAATACTTAACACCAAAAGGAGTGAAATGAAATGAAAGCAGTATTAAATGGTACATATGCAGGTGCCGGTGGCAAACAATCAATCTGCATTAAAGGTGACTTGAGCATCGAAGGCTTAAACAGTGAAGCTATTCTTGAAAAACTTTGCGAACTTGAAGGCAAGGTTGTTTCTTTGCAAGAAACAGTTTCTCGTCTGCAAGAACAATGTATGCACTCTTCCGTTAACCAACTAGCTAAGGCACTGGAAACAATCAAGGAAGAAAAACCTGAATCACCTAAACCCGTCGAAGTAAGCACAACAACAGAAACCTCATCAACAACTGAACAAGTAACAAAATCAGTCAGCAAAAAGAAATAATCTTTCTCAATAACAACTAATTACCTTTAGGGTGCCTTGGGGATGTTCTCCAAGGCATTCTGATTTTTAGTGCTATATTCTACAGCATCTTCTGCAACATTTGGATTCTCCCTCCTCCAGTTATTTAAATGACCAATCTTAAAATGACACTTGTGAGCTTTTGTTTCACATAACGTTATAAGATTTTCTTCGTCAAGCTCAAGCTCTGGATATAAATGAAACGGCTTTATATGATGAACTTGTAAATTCGTTTCTGAACCACAAGCCGCACAAGCTGGAAACGATTTTAAATGGATTTTACGTACGTCATCCCAACGAGGTGAACGTAGCTTTAGTGGTTTACCTTTAACGGCTTCCTTAATGGCTTTATAAAGGCGTGTAAGCATCTTGGTATATCTCCAAGATGTAAATAGTACAAAAGCAGAAGGGGAGCCTTTTTAGGGCTCCCCTTCCTTTTACTTAGTCTCTAGTATAACCCGAAACCGAATAACATATACCATTCAATACTTTAAGAAGTGTAGAGTAACATAAACCTAACTCACGACATTGTTGCTTGATATTGTTACCCAAAATAATCTCTGCACCTTGTTCGTTAACAAGTTTTATGCCCATGTATCTTCCACCAGCTATCTTTTCCCTGTGCTCTTTACTTAAAGGCTTTCTAACTTGACCTTTTTGACTAATATACTCTGGCTCTGTTTCTCCTATAAACCACCCTCCAGAACTCTTTATCTTGCCTTTTACAAGCTGATGAAAAGCTTTATAGCTCAATCCTTTGTCCAAACAAAACTGCCTAATAGAACCGTCTATAACAACTTTCTCACCTGTAGTTTTATTGGTTACAGTTATGTTTGCAGAATGTTTACTCCACTGTTTTATAGCGTTTTGTCTGGAAGATTCTTTTAATACTGGGTCTTGCCATGTTTCTTTCAGTTTAGCTGAATGTTGAGCAAGACGTTCTTCTGTAAAAGGTTTACAGCGACCATCTGTTGTGTGGTCGATTTGTTTTTTGTTGCGAGTTCCACCACGGGTATCTTTAGCTTCTTTGGCCAAGTTATAACAGTTTTTTTGGTTGTCATACCACTGATCAATATAAAACTGTTCACGATCCAATCTTTCTTGTTTGTCCCCCACCACAACTTCCAAAACTTCAAACAAAAACGAATCTGCCCCTGTTTTGTTGAAGTCGCTTTGCATGAACTTGTTTAGATGCCTGTTTGCTTTTAAATTATTCGAATGACTGTAAGCTCTTGTCTTGAATCTACTGGTTGATCCAATATAAATCCTGCCGTTATCGATATTAATGATTTTATAAATCCCGCCTTCGTTGCCTTTATCAAAAAACACAAACTTCATATATACCTCTTGATATATACTAACACACAAAGGCATTTTTGGATATGGGTTTATATTTCTCTTAGAGTGTATAAATGCGAAAAGGCAGGCTTTTCAGCCTGCCTTTCCTTTGAACTACCTATTTATAAGGCAAATCAAATTACGCTCATGTCCAAGCATGTCACGGTTGCGTAGAAGTCTGCACGTACCATTTTCTTACCGTAGCGGGTCATGATGCCCTTACGTGGAGTGAAGTCTTCTTGTCCGTAGATTACGGGGGTAAGGATGAGTGGTACGTATGGAGCGTAGATATAACCGCTTTCAAGGAAGGTTGAACCCTTAAGACCGATAAGGATCTTGTTTACTGGGAAGTATGGGTCAACGAACACTGAGTAGCGACCGTTTACTGTACCTACAGCTTCTGCACCAATGCTCATGTTGTCACGAACTTGGCCGTCGCCGTCGATCTTGTAGTTGGCACGGTAAGCAACTGTTGCTTCAAGAATGGTACCCACTTCTGGTGAGCACACGATGAAGTTACCTGAGCCACGAAGAGTCTTCTTGTGGATGACGTTGGCTGCGTCTGTGATGGTTTCGATAAGTGTTTCGTACCATTCACGGACATTGCCTGTGAATTGTGGTCCGGGGTAAACGGTACTGGTACGAGCAACTTCGGTACCTGTGTACTTGTTAACGAAGCGACCGGGGGCACGGCTCCAGAAGTAGTTAGCTGCTTGAGCTTGTGTGAGTAGGTCGTTAAGGATTTCACGGTCGATATCGAGAGTGATCATCTCTGAGAGAATGTTTGTGAGCTCTGCTTCTACGTCCATTGAGTAGAATGCTGTGAGGTCTTGAGCCATTTCTGGTGACCAGCGAGCACGGAGCTTACGGGTTGTTGCTGTTACTGCAACTGAATCAATCTTGATGTCTACGTCTGGAATACGTGGGCTTGAATCAACTGCGAAGTTTGATTCAAAGCTTGGGATTGTGAGAGCTGAACCGTTTGTTGAGTCTATTGAGAGTTTGTCAGCGATAGGTGCTGAAGCTGTTACAAGTGTGTTTGCGCTACCGAGCACGACTGAACCAACGGTTTGTGTGTTTGAAAGACCCATTACGAAGAGAAGGTGTGAACCATTGAATGGATCTGGTGTAAATGTTGAGCTTGTGCCAGAATCGGTCCAGTTACCACGCTTGGTGAAGCGACGGAAGTTGAGAACTGCTTCGCCTTGTTGGTAAGTTTGTGGTGGTGCTGTGAATGCTGAACCAGAAGCACCAAGACCTGTAACTGCGATTTGTTCAATTGAGGTTAGATCTGCACCATTAATTGCTGTTGTGAGTTGTGAAGCTGAAACAACTAGGAAGGTGTAGTCGAGCACGCTGTTTTCAACGTCTGTTGAAAGTGTTGGATCGTAGTCAGCGAAGCGTGCGTTGTAACCAACGAAACCTGCTGATGCTGACACTGAAGATCCTGTGAGCCATGCTGTTCCACCGGTCCATGCACCAAGAGCAACTACGCCTGTTGCGAGTTGACCTTGTACGTGAACCTTTGAATAACCTGAGCCAATGAGGTTGTATTGACCACCAGCAGCTAGTGAACCGCTTGTGCGGATTACTGAACCTGATGGGTTGGTGTATATTGATTGGCCACGAGCATATGTTGCAGCACCGGGATCAGAACCAACTGCATATTGGTTACCGCTTGTACCAGCGTCACCACCGACGTATGAGCCGTAGGTGTAGTCTAAGTAGAAGAGTAGACCTGATGGAAGGCTCATTGGTTGAACGCTTACGATTTCGTTGGCAACGAGGCCAGCGAATACACGGCGAACGATTGGGAATGCTACGTTGGTGAAACCAGCCACTTGATTAGATGTTGTGAGTGATGCACCACCTGTTGAAAGTGAAAGGCTTTCGTTTAGCATTGAAGAGCCACCCCTGAGAACTTCTACAGCTTGGTTTTCAAGAAGGCGAGCCATTTTTTGCTTGCCTGCTGCTGAAAGACCTTCTAGAAGACCTGTGCGTGACCATTTACCGACAATGCGTTCATCGCCTGCGGTTGCTGCTGTGCGTTGAACACCTTCAGCGAGTTGTGATAGGGTTAGTGTTTTTGACATTTGAATATCTCCTTATTCGTTGTTTTTCTAGTACCTAAATGGTAACTTATCTCTAACTATGCACTTACTTTGCGTTTCTCTTCATGCCAGCAAGGATTTGCCAGCGAGAAGTATCGAAGCTTGGCTCTACAAATCCTTCTGTTAGCATACGAGCTGGACGTTGTGCAGATTCTTTAATCATTGCACCGTTTTTCTTTCCAGCGTTTAGTACACGAACAATACGGTTATAGATTTCTTTTGCTTCTGCAATTGTGTTGGCACTGTCGAGATACTCAACGATTTTGCGTTTTTGTGTCCCGGTCAATTCGTCCCTCACGAAAAGCTTGTTAACATACAATGAGCGTGCGGTGAGAAGTTGAGTTTCATGAAGTTGACCACGAAGAGTCTTGGTTTCATTCACAGCCTTGCGAACAAGTTTGCGTGATTCCATAAGAGCTTCTTCTGAGCCTTCTGAATCTTCTTCTTCACCAGACATTTCCATATCTTCTGAGTCTTCTTCTTCACCAGACATTTCCATATCTTCTGAGTCTTCTTCTTCACCAGACATTTCCATATCTTCTGAATCTTCTTCTGAACCTTCTTCGTCCATTTCAACTTCAAGTTCTTCACCATCAAGTGAGACGTTGACGTTTTGGACATTTTCACCAGAAACACCATCTAGATCGATGGTGAGTGAAAGTTTGTCTTCGGCTTGTTCACGAAGAGCTTTGAGACGAGTACGGGCCTTGCGGGCTTCCATCATTACTTCTTCATCAGCTAGCTCAAGAACAATTTCATCTTCTGCTTCTTCTTGCATACCTTCTTCTGAACCCATTTCTGCCATGAGCTCACCAATTTCTTCTTCTAGTTGTTCAAGAAGAGATTCTGGTGATGGTTTACCGGGCCATTCTTTCTTTTGTTTGGTTGGGAATGGAGCAGATTCTGCTTCTGCTTTAACACCCTTTGGGTTACCTGAAACTTTGTGAGCGTGTTCTGCTGAACCGCCTTCTGAATCACCAGCAGGATCAACCTTGCCTACTGCGTCTTCAAAACCTTCTGCGCCTTCAAAAAGCGCACGAACTAAATCTTTCAATGAATTCTTGTTTGCCATTTTATTACCCTTTGCTAGTGGATTTTGCTTATAACTAGTGATTACGTTTAGATTTTCGTATAGCAATCCCAATCTGTCTTCATTGAAAGAAAATAGTCTAGGGGATATTGCATTTTTTGCCTTTAAACCAAGCAAGTTGTTGTATAGTGAAAAAAGTTGTTTTTCATACGCTTCTTTTAGAAACGTTACATTTTCACTAGTCTTGCTACGTAGTGCTTCAACCAAACCTTCTGTACGGTCTAAACTTGTTTTAAAGTTCTTATATTCTGCAACAGTTTGGGGAGTACCCGCAGCTACTGGAGCTGGTGTTACAGGTGGGGCTGCTGCGCCTGTTGGTGCTGGTGGAGGTGCATCAGCAGCTACTGGCATTGCAGGAGGAGTTGGTGCAGCAGGAGCAGCAGGAGCAGCAGGAGCAGCAGGAGCAGCACCAGCGGCAGCATTTAAATCACCGGCTGGTGGAGTTGCAGCTGCGGCATCTGGGGCTGGAGGCGCTGCTGGTGGAGTTGCAGCGGGTGCAGCAGGAGTTGGAGCAGCGGGAGGTGCTGCGGCAGCTGCTGGGTCTGCTGGTGGCATAGGAGCAGCGGGAGGTGCTGCGGCAGCTGCTGGGTCTGCTGGTGGCATAGGAGCCGCAGGAGCAGCTGGTGGAGCAGCTTGTTCACTCAACAGTTTTTGTACCGCACGATAAATCTCTGTAAGAGAATCTGGTGGGGGCATTGTTTCTGCTTCTGGTGCTGGGACAGCTGGAGATGCTTCTGGGGCAGGTGCCGCTTCGGGAGCAGGAGTTGTTTCCGTTGGTGTTTCTACGGTTCCTGTTGATGCTGGTGTTGTTTCTTTTTGGAAAAGAGCATCCACAGGAATAACGATTTGTTGTTCTCCAGCTGGGCCAAGATCGATCTTGCCGATAACATCTGTACCGGGAGATTTAATAGGTGGAGCAGCAGCAGAAACTGCTGGTGTCATTCCCGGCATTGGTGGCTTAACTTCAGCACCGCTTGCAGGAGCAGCGTCAATTGGACCTGTTGATCCTGCATCTGGTGATGGCACTGGGGGAGCGGGTGGAGGTGCATCAGCAGAAGATTCGGGTGCAGGAGGTGGTTCCTCTTGTTCCAAGATAATCCCAGAGATTTCTTTATCAATCATTTGTTTGATTAATGGTTGAACTGCTTCTAATACTGCATTCTTTGCTTCTGATGCTGCTGCTTCACGAAGCTTTTTTGCTTCAATAAGTGCTTCTTGGTACAAGGGTGTTGACATATCGTTAAACTCCTAAAAACTTACTTAATCTTATATATACGCACAAACCGGTTTTTGCACATTTATCAGGTTGTTGGTGGTGTAGGACCAATTGGTTGACCGGGGAACTGACCACGGTTATTATTTTCTGTTAGCGTTGTTTGTGTTGATGAAGCAATACCAAGCTTGAATCTACGCACTCCACCAGTATTATCAATTGATCCTGCATCGCTTCTGGTTTTGTGAGCTTCGTTAGTTGGGTTATATAGTGGATTTGGACCATTAGAGTCTGTTGCATCAAGCAATACAGCTGTTACTGCACCTGCAACAAATCGAAGGCGGGCAGGGTTTATGCCTTCGCCTTCACCGGGAGAAGCAATAGTTGGAGAGTATGCTGTTCCAAGACCTGTACCGGCGGCGGGGGTAACAGTGGTTTTATCTCTGACAAGTACATATTCTTGCGTAAGGGTTCCTCCAGCCGGAACAAAGTTTCTACGATATTGTGGAAACATTAGGTTAGGCTCTTCACCAGTACCGGTACCAATGTTTTCCATATTTTGTATTGCGTAGGTCAGAGCGTCAGAGACTCCAGACGGCAGCGGCGGGCGTGTGAATGCAGCAGCCAGACCGGCAGAATCTCGTTGGCCTAATGTGCCTGCTCCGTATACTCTTCTTCCGGTAGGTGCTTCTGTAGATTCGTATCTTGTTGTTGGCATGATCTATTCTCCTTGTAGTTGTTTCTACAAGAATAATTATAGACCAAGTTATATTTTAGAAGAGATTATTCGAAACTACCTTTTTTAGCACCGGGAAGATGACCTTCACTTGTGCCTCTTGGACCACCGGGACGATTGCTTATTGGTGAGTTAAAAGCTAAACGTGCCCAAGTTGATGCAGGATTTTGTTGCTGTTGTTGTGAATATTGTTGTTGAAGTGCAGCAACGGCTTGTGGATCTCTTGGGGGAAGAGGATTACGTCCTTGTGGAACATAACCAAAAGAGGGAGACGAAGGTGTTGTATTTTCTCCAAGCATTGCAAGATTAATTCCAGCTGGAAGAGTCATTCCATTGGGCATAATACCTTGTTGTTGCATTGGAAGTGAAGTAACAGCTGTGTCAGCAAATATTTGTTCCATAACAGGATTGCCAGCAGCAGCCATCTTTATTCTTGGATCTTGCATAACAGCTTGTTGCTGTAAAACGTTTGAACGTTCAGCAAGCAGTCCACCAACCATATGATCTAATGCACCTTCAGCAACCAACTCTTTAAGGCATTCTTTAACGATTGTTTTGAACTCTGTTTTTTGTATCTTCATGGTATATTACTTCTTATTTGGTACTCTTTGGGATTTTGTATTAGTCGCAGGGTGGTTTCAGGGGTGTTCTGGACTCTTATTTTTTATCAAATCCAAGATTTCGTTGGCTGCTCTTTCAACAAAATCATTCTTTTTAAAGGCTTTTCGAGCTGTTTCGGTGTCAATTAGCTTTGCTTCTGATAATGCCATAAAGGCTCCGGGTGTGCTTGGCTCACTCACGAAGTCCCAACAAATAATCTGTAAGTCATCTTGAACAACGTTAACATTGTTTTCTCTTTGAAGGGAACCTAATGCTCTGCTGGAGATACCGGGTTTACACTTACGAGTGATAAGAGCTTCGATAATCTTTCCAGAAGGAGTTGGTAGGATTTCTACTTTTCCATACACTACTTCGCCTTCCATCCAAATCTCACGAATAACGTGTGAGATATTTTTCATGTTAACGATTGGGTCGTTAGCATGATCTAGTTCACCAAATGCACGGTTCTCACGAATAAGTTTTTCGTAGTTACGAATTTCACGTTCAAGAATGTGACGAGGATATACACGACCGTTTTGGTTTAGTGTGTTTGCTTTTTGAAGAATGCCATTTAGGATTAATGGTTTACCTTCTTCGTACTTGCTTGCATCTTCGTCGTTGTACTCAAAGGCTGTAAACTCTTTGAGAAGAAATTTTTTGTCGCTCATTTTGCTTTAACCTCTCCTTCTAGTTTTGATAAGCCAAGATAGAAGGTTACAAGTTCTTCAGTAATAACTGAAGTATCGTTGTAGTCTTTTTGAAGTGTACCACGTATTTCATTTAGCTTGTTTAACAAAACATTGTCACCAGAAAACTCATGTGTGTGTGCAGCCACAGTTCCAACAAAACGTTTCTTAAGTTTTTCCAAACTTTCTACTAGTTGAGTTTTAGCTGTTGGATCATCTTTGCTAAACACAAACAAACGAATAATGTCTTTTTGTTCTAAGTTAAGGTTGGTATACTTTTTGTTAACTTTTTCTGTCATGATGTTAACAACAAGACGATCAACATCTTCGTTGGTCATTTTAGCGGCTTCATTAGCTTGTTCTGCGGAGATACGTTTCTCCAGCATAAACTCAACAAGACGTTCTTCAAGTTGCACGGTTTCTGAAACAGCTTCTTTAAGTGTTTCATCTCTCCAAGTGTTTAATAGCACTTGAATGGTTGCAAGTTTTTTGTATTCTGGGATTGTTTCTTCGAAGAAAAGATCCGAGTTTAGATTTGCATTAACTTCATGAATCAAACTTGTTTTTTCTAGATCAAGTCTTGCTTGACTTTGAAGTTTTACTGAATCACGAACTCTGCTCATCAGATACAACGCTTGATCTCTATTGGTAACGTTACTTTCAGACAATGCTTTAAAAAGCTTAAGCTCTTTATAGGTGTCTGTTCCTTTGTTGAAATGTTTTTTAAGCAACGTTTTTGCTTTGCTTATATCGGAATCTCTGCCTTCTAAAATGGCTTTACCGATATAACGTGCAAAGAATTCATAAAGCAACCCAGTATTTCGTTTCTTGTTGTGTTTTAGCTTTTGCATTTTTTACCTTGCTTACAGATATATTAGATAGCTGCTTGCCGCTAGCTGTTTGATAAATAGAACAACTATTCTGTTTTCAACTCTTTTTCTATAAGGAATAGTTCATCATTAACTTCATCTTTGTTACTGTTAACAACTTCAGTGTTTGTAATCACGCTTGTTGAATACAAAGCTTCGTTTAGTTTACGAAGTGATGTTTGCATTTCTTTTGATAAACCAAATGGCAAACGATTGCTTGAACCAAAAAGATCTTTTTCCATCTCGGCTTCTTCTAACACAAACTTACGAATTGATTCTGTGTCAAATGGATCTTTGGAATAACGATTGTTTGTGATATCCAACATCTTTTTAAAGTCTGGCATAACAAGAGCTCTGTCTCCTGTGAATGCCTTGCTTCTTCTAGATTTTCTAAAGCTCTTATCGAGGTTGGGTGTTGGACTAAAACGTATAGGTGCTCCGCTATTGTTCCCAGACTTTTCTTCACGTTCTTTTGCTCGTTTAGCCTGATATTCTTGTTCTTCTTCTTGGTTTTGAATCTCAACCTTACGAAGTTCTTTTTTATCTGGCGCATAAGGTGAAGTAGGAACTTCATAGTTGCTTTTGTCAAAGATATCAATGTTGCTGTCAATGCTTTTATCAAACGGTGGATTCTCTGCAATCTTTTTAAGCTCTGCCATAGCAACTTGATCTTGTCGAGCTTCTTGTTTGATTATGTTGATTTGTTCTTGACGCAAACCAAGAATCTCAGTTTGAATGTAGTTGAAACTTAACAAACCTGTTTCTTTTGAGAGCTCCAAAGCTTTGCCAGCAATCTCAAGTTTGCTGGATATAAGAGCAAGTTTTTGTTGCACTGCAACAGTTGATGGATTTGAAAACTTGATATCAAAGTTCAACAAATCATCTCCAGAAAATCCAAGTGCATAAAGATGAATCATTGCAAGCTTGTTAAGTTCAGCAACAAGAATCTTTTGCAACTGACCTACAGTTCTGGAGAAACGAATATCTTCTTGTGCTAGAGTTGCTTTAGAACTAATAGCTTCGTCGTATGTTAGATAAGCCTTTGGTACCATCAATGCAGCAATAAGTTTTTTATGAATATACTCTACGTCTTCGATAGCTGTTGCGTTCTGACCTCCAGCCAATGATTCAATCTTGGTTTGATTGTTTGGTCTGGTTGGCAAGAAATAGTCTTCATCAATAGCAAGAGGATTATAGCGGAAATCTTGACGGCCTGTTTGTTGTTCGATAACACTTGCTCCACGCATAGACTCTTTAACAGCTTCCATATAGCTTGGAATGTCATTGGGATGCACTGCTGATACGTCTACATAAAACACTCTGCGTTCTGGAGAGCGTACAAGACGATATACCAGCATTGAGTCCTCCATCATGGTGTTAGAAACTGGTACCGACGCTGCAATAAAATTATGACCCGAATGCTCTACTTCCAGATCATATGTCATACTCGTTCCGGCTTTTGTAACGGAACTTAATTTTTCAAAAAGAAGATTGTTTGGTTTGTCAATGTTGGTAATGTTTAACCATAAGCTATATGCATTGTTTCTATGAACAGGTTTCTTTGCTTTTTTATCGTTGTAGATTCCCTCTTTACAAGTATGACGAATCCTTCCTGTGTGAATCCCAACTTGATGACACAATTGTTCCAAATCAGTAATTAGTTGCTTGTTTGCAAACGTTATTACACCGGTTGATTTACAGCCATCTGCATCAAACAAACCTCTAATAAATTGCTGTTTAAACTTTCTGGGGCAACGGAATACCCAAGGAGGAATAAACTTATTGGCAAATCCGGTCTTAAATCCAGCGGCCCGCAACAACTCTGCTGTTTCTGTTGAATCGATTTTTACAGAACCACCTCTAGAGCCTTTTATGCCAGTTTGGCATCTGTACGCTTTGGTATTCGGAAATAGTTTATTGGCCAGATCGATATAATACTGATTTTGCGATTCATAAACACCAAGAGCAAAGCCAATGATGTTCTTATGCACCCAACCATCACCGTACATAAAACCCAGAAACCGCATGAAGTCTTCATTAGGTACATAATCAAAACCTACACCATCCCTTGTTGTTGCAAACATGGCCTTTTTGTTTGAGTGCCTCCAAAATGCTTGGACAGATGAATCTGGTATCTCAAAACCTTTACGCAACAAAGTTAGCAGTTCATATGATATTTTTCTATGACCACGTAAAAACCAATGAGCGTTCTTTAAATGAACTTTATTGATTCCGAGTGCCGATAGTTTTGCCAATATTCCTTTTGGTTCGTAATTTATTGGCATTGTAGCTTTAAAGGCATAGGGTTCAGATTTAACGTGTATAGTATCAGCTATATCGAACAAGCAATCTTCAACGATTGGCAATATTAGACTATCTTCTTTCGTTAATTCTTCTGCCTTCTTCTTGTATATTGCTCCTGCATTATCCTTGATCAACATTCCGTGATTGGGCGTCACAGTGATCGATCTATGTTTCGTTGACACTGTTACTACGTCTTGTGTACCCATAGTCATTATATGCTTAACCTTTGTCTCAACAAGACGAGAACAATCTGAGTCAAAACAATAAACAGTGTCGCCGGGAACAATATCTTCAATGGCTTGATGGCCATGTTCTTTCACCCAAACTGGTGTGCCTTTTGCAACACACAGCTGCCTCCATGGCCTGCGTGCAGACTCTAGAAAACTTGTACCATATGGAAGAAAGAGATCGTTACCAAGGATACGAAAGTGAAGCATCTGCCAGTTTTCAAGATACTTGCCGCCTCTTGTTATAAGACGGAACCTGACGGCATAAGGATCGTGCTTGTCAAATCCTTCTTCACGTTCTACTTCGTTTACTGGAAGAGGTTCTACGTTGATTACACCGTAATCTGGTACAACTTCAATGTACATGAAGTAGTCACCATTCTTTACAAGGTTACGAACCATACGTCTTGCATTAAACTCAATATTCATTACATCATAGAAAAGTTCTTCTAATGCACGTTGAACTTGTGGGTTATCGCTATAAATGTGAAAAGTTCTACCGTTTTCGTCCGAGGCGCAAGATTCATCAGCATAAACGTTTAATGCTGTTGCGATATCAGCTGTTTCTTCCATGGAAGCAAACTCAGCATAACGGCTCATACGATCTAGAATGCCGTATGCACCCATTACAGAAAACGGAGATGCTTCACGTTTAAATCCAGCGGCACCATAGTAGCCAAGGTTGTTTTGAACTACTTGATTGTCATAGAAGTTTTTATAATCTTGACCACGAATCTTTCTACGTATTGCTGGACCACTACGAAACAATCGTGTTAGCCGCTGATAAAAGCTCTTTTCTTTTTTAGCCATTGATTAACCTTGTGTTAATAAAGCTTAAGTATTCTAACTACAAATGAAAAATGACAAATACAAGTAGCTAACTATATACTGATCGTTTATGTCATTGCCAGATTACGTTAAAGAACAACTTGATTACGTTGCTTCATATGTTCAAGGCAACGTTACCGATTGGTTTTTATTGAAACGAATAATCCTGCAAGCTATACCGGGACAATATAGAAAGGCTGTTGGTTTATCAAAGCGTCACCGCAGCACAAAGAAAATGATTTTGAATGATACGGACAAAGAAGTGATAGCATACTGGGAACTAATTACAGGTGTTAAGCTATGGATTGACCCAAGTAGATTACATGACTCCAGTTGGGTTAGTAGGCCGAAGGGATGGGCTTTAAATGGTGGCAAAGAAAGATTATTACAAGCAGAAACTGAACGAGAAAAAAATAGAGATTCTTCTTCAGGTTATTGAAGAAGAAGTTAACTCTGCTTACCAAGAGTTGTTGCTTGAAGATTATGATGATTATGGTGGTGGTGATGGTGGTGAGGGTAA